ACTAGACGGTCAAGTAATCAAACAAATATACGGAACCCCTGCCAGACTCAGAGTCTGCAACAAAGCGCACGTTTGTAACACTCGCATAGTCGAGGTACAGGGCAATTTCCTCAACCGCTGAGACATGCGCGTTAGGCGCCGCGTAATCATAATACGCGAACTTAGATTCACCATTAATAGTCACCCTAATCCGTGAACCCCGTGTCTCTGTCGGTCCATAGTAGCGCGTAGTCGCGCCCGTCGAATCTAATCTCTGTGTATCCATTGGGTCCTACTTCCTGTCCTTACCTAATCCGTTGATTAAGTAGCAAGCTCTAGTGCCTAAGCGCTAGAGCGAACTAACTAATCAAACTAGAGTGCAAGTGTCTCATGTAATGCTTGCACTTGGTCCCTGAGTGCATCAATTGTTTCTTGCATGTCACAAATCTGTGTTGCTGAATTAACTAACGCAACACGCAAAGAAAGAACCTCACTCTTGGCAAAGTCCTTGTCTTTCCATGCGTCCATCAATTGCTTAGTCATCTGTGCCGCTTTGACTTCCATGCGCTCTAATTCCGCGCGAAGCAAATTTTCATTAGACATTGTGTGCCTTCCTATTCTTGGGCAGAATATCTGCCGGTAAAGGTGAGCGACGCGCGGGTAATCCGTCGCGCCGTGGCTCTCACCTAGACCGCCAACTATCTGGCCTAACCTCATTCACGTAGTCCTTCGGTCCGGTAGTCCGCGTCACACTAGAAAAGGATACGACTCATTAGAGACACCGGTAAAGGTGCGTCACGCTTGCGCGCTCATGCCTGCCCTAGCCTTTTCTGACCTATCACCTACGCCGCTATTCAATTAGCAAGCCCCGAAGGGCAGGAATCGCGTCACACGGTGGGAGGCGGACAACACGCTTACGCGTGGCCTTGCGCACTGCCGTGATTAGCTCATGAGGCAATTATGCGCATACCTTCGACAGGAATACAAGTGGAACAGCACGTTTAACCATGTGACATGCGTCACACTAAGGGAACATAGGGGGCAAGCAGTTCTAAGCCAATTCAAGGGCCTAGGATTCCCTAGCCTATATCCATACCGGGATACCCAAACACGCCGACCAGATTTATTTCAACAAGTTATCCACAGAAAATACACACAACTTATCCACAAGGTTATCCACATATCCACAACCTTATCCACACCTGTGGACAACTATCAACCTACGCTACCGTAACCTACGCCACCGTAAGTTACCGGCAAGTAACCTACCTAGTTACGTTTCGAACATACGTTCGATCTATCCCGGATTGTATCCAATGTTCCCGGATTGTATACAATCGAAGCGCGGAACGTGGGGAGTCGCGCGTATATGACAGGATTTTGACGGTCGTCACTAGACTGTCACCGTGGGTGTGTGGTGAGGCTACCTTGTGACCTTGTGAATAGGTAGGACGTATGACAACAGACGTAGGACGTCTCACAAGTTGACCCACCCATTGTTAAAAAACCGCCCTCCTTATATATGGTATATCGTGTTGTGATTGTGTCCGATATTTGTGTGGTGTCCTCCTGTATCCTGTAACGTTTGTGTAACGATTTGGGTTTTGGTGTCTGAATGTTCCCGTTTTGACCCTATACTATAGTAGGGGTTGTTACCGAACGAGCGGAGCGAGTGAGGGCACCGAGTTCGCTTCGCCTTTGTGGGCTCCGCGACCTTAGGGAGCGGATGCAGGCACTTCGTCGCTCTCTTTGTTCGCTCCTCAGTTGTTTTATGTATTACGGACTTGCAGGCTTCTTGTTTTTCGTGTGGGTTTTTATTTGTGTTTTTATATCTTTGCTTGGGGCCTGATTGTCCCCCTGATTTGGTGGGGGTGTTTTGTGTGGCTAGGATTTCTAGTGCGGAGTTAGAGGCTACTAAGTTGGAGTTGCTTCGGGTCGTGCAGGCTGAGGGTTGTACGGTTGCTAAGGCTTTGGTGGTGGTGGGTAGGACTCGTTCTACTTATGAGCGGTGGCGTAAGGAAGATCCTGATTTTGCTGTGTCTATGGATCGTATTAAGACTTTGCGTAAACTTGATCCTGCTCAGGGTGGTGGGGGTGGCCCTCAAATGTCTTTTCCTGAGTTTAGTGAAAAGTTTCTTGAGGCTACGGTTTTTCCTCACATGCAGAATGTGGTGGATATGATTGAGGGTAATCCTCCTTCTTGGCTTCATGCGGGCATGTCGTATGAGCAGGGTGAGAAGGATCTGATTATTACTAACATGCCTCCTGAGCATGGTAAGACTACTTCTGTGACTATTAACTATGTGGTGTACCGGATTTGTATGGACCCTAACATTAGGGTTATCTTGGTTTCTAAGACTGCTGAGATGGCTAAGAAGATGCTATATGCTATTAAGACTCGTTTGACGCATCCTAAGTATGATGAGATGATTGCGGCTTACGCTCCTGATGGTGGTTTTGATAAGGACGCTGAGGCATGGAATCAGACGATGATTTACGTGTCTGATAATGCGCGGGATTCTGGTGAGAAGGACCCTACGGTTCAGGCTTTGGGTATTCGCGGCCACATTTATGGTGCCCGCGCGGATCTTATTGTTTTAGATGATACTATTGATTTAACGAACGCTCACGAGTATGAGAAGCAAATCAACTGGTTGCAGTCTGAGGTTATTTCGCGGGTGTCTGCTAATGGTTCTATGCTGGTGGTGGGGACTCGCTTGTCTTCTAAGGACTTGTACCGTGAGTTGCAGGATGATGCGCGTTACCCGGATGAGAAGTCCCCGTGGACGTACTTGTCTATGCCTGCTGTTCTTGAGTTTAAGGACAAGGAGGAGGACTGGGTTACTTTGTGGCCTAGAACGAATCAGCCTGAGGCTGGCGTCAAGATTGATGCTCAGGTGCAGGATAAGGACGGCTTGTATCCTAAGTGGGATGGTACCCGTCTGGCTAAGAAACGTAGACGAGTGTCCCCTAAAGCGTGGGCCATGGTCTATCAGCAGCAGCAAGTCTCTGACGACGCAGTGTTCTCCCCTGAATCCGTCAAGGCAGCGATTAACGGCAACCGTTTAGTGGGACCTATACCTAAGGGTATGGTGAACCAGCGGGCTGATGGAATGAATGGCCTCATTATTGTGGCGGGCCTTGACCCTGCTACTTCAGGTCACACGGCTGCGGTCGTTGTGGGACTTGACGTGAAAACGAACAAACGCTACGTGCTTGACGTGTACAACAAGCCCGGTATCACTCCTGAGGCCATGCGGGACATGATTAAGGGTCTCACAGACAAGTATCACGTTTCTGAGTGGCGCATTGAACGGAACGGTTTCCAAGGCTTCCTTGTTCACGACAAGGAGTTGAATGATTACTGTGCAGCAAGAGGGACGATTATCCGCCCCCACTTCACTGGATCGAATAAGCATGACACCGACTTCGGTGTAGCATCCCTCACTACCCTGTTTTCTGGGTGGGAGGACAAGCACCAGTTGATTGAGTTACCCTCAACACAAAACTCGGAGGCCGTGAAGGCCATGATAGAGCAGTTGGTTACGTGGAGTCCAGCAGCACCTAAGTCTCAGAAGACTGACGTTGTTATGGCCCTGTGGTTCGCTGAACTAGCCTGCAGGGACCGCGTAATGTTGAACTCGAACTTTGTTCGTAGTCATGTGAAGAACTCTTTCGCTACGCCTTGGGATATTAAAGGCCAATCAACAGTTAATCTTGTAGATGCAGAATTAAACAAACTATTCACCCCGATGGGTGCCTAGCACCTAAAGGAGCCACATGGATCACGGACACGCTAGCCCCGGTAGTGGGAGCCCTCAACTTAGGGAGATACGTGCACATTACAACAGGATCAAAACGCAGTTCGCTGCCCGTGACGGGCGCATGCAGGACGTTCTCGCTGTACGGCAGGGTCGTATGCGGGATGTATATCCTGATCTTTTCCCAGAAGGACCCTTCGATAAGGGTATTGTCGCAAACATGGTGGACGTTGCAGCGCGGGATCTTGCTGAAACACTAGCCCCAATGCCTTCGTTTAACTGTACCAGTGCGCGGATGGTCTCTGACACGGCACGGGAGTTCGCTGAGAAGCGCACACGTATCGTTAACGGCCACATCAACTTCAGTAACGTACAGACACAAATGTATACTGCCACGGACAGGTACTTCACGTACGGTTTCGTTCCTGCCATGATCGAAGTAGACATGGAAGAGATGATGCCACGCATCACCTTCCTAGATTCTATCGGCGCATACCCGGTCTTTGACCGTTGGGGTAACACTAAGGCGGGGTATTTTTCTTTCTACAAGAACCGTGACGAACTTGTTGCCATGTATCCTGACGCTGAAAGCGTCCTGAAGCAGCAGTCTACTGGACTTGAAATGATTGAAGTGGTTCGATACCACGACAAAGACGTAGATGTTATCTTCTGCCCAACCCGCGAGGGTCTCGTTCTTGAGAAAGTTAAGAACTATGTAGGGGAATGCCTACTAGAGTTTGTTCGCCGCCCCGGTGTAGACACAGAGACACACGGACAGTTCGATGATGTTCTCGCAGTGCAGGTCGCTAAAGCCCGCTTCGCCCTTTTCAGCCTTGAGGCTGCACAGAAAAGCGTTCAGGCACCTATCGTTCTGCCTCCTGACGCACAAGAATTAGCCCTCGGCTCAGATGCTGTCATTAGAACAGCATTCGGGGAGAAGGTTCGCCGCGTACCTATTGAGGTTCCTTCAAGCGCATTCGCGCAACAAGGCGTACTAGATCAGGAACTACGCCAAGGGTCACGTTACCCTGAAGTACGCGGTGGCAATACTGACGCTTCTGTAGTCACAGGCAAGGGCGTACAAGCCCTCATGTCTGGCTTCGACACGCAGATCCGTACTGGTCAAGCAATGTTCGCTAAGGCACTTGAAGGCCTCGTGAGCAAAGCGTTGATGGTTGACGAGAAACTGTTTGGTGCTGAAACCAAAGTACTTCGCGGTAATACTGATGGTGCCCCATACGAAATCCGGTACCGACCTGACCGTGATATTAAGGGCGACTACAGTGTAGACGTTCAATACGGTTTACTGGCGGGGCTAGATCCGAACCGTGCTCTCGTCTTCGGGCTGCAAGCCCGTGGCGATCAACTGATTTCCAGAGACTTCCTTCGTCGTCAAATGCCATTCGCACTTGATGCTAGTGAAGAATCAATGAAGGTAGACACCGAGAACCTGCGCGACTCTATGCTACAAGCCGTTTCAGGCTTGGCGCAAAGCATTCCTGCTTTAGCCGCTCAGGGTCAAGATGTCTCCGAGGTACTCAGACAAATGAGTATCGTCATTGCTGCGAGGCAGAAGGGCACACCAATCGAAAAAGCGATTGAGTTGGCCTTCAAACCCCCAGAACCAGAACCTGCCCCACCAGAACTAGCGTTAGAATCAGGAATGGAAGCCAACATGTTGGGCTCCCCTGACGAAATGGCGCAGGCTGGTGGGGTTCAGGATCTTCCCGGAGGTCTACGTGAAAGTGGACGGATGAGAGA